AAGACCGCTCGCGGAGTCTGGTCGGACCGGAGTTCGATTCTCCGCCGTTCCACGAATATAGTTCCGCCACGATATTTTGTGTCACAAAACCGTATCAAAATTGTGACGTTCTCCACTGTCGTTCAGCACCTAGTTTCCTATGCGCGGTGCGCATCAAGCGTTGGTAAGAGACGTGATAACCAACACTTATCAAATGTGATAACGGAACCGATTGGGAAAACGAAACGGCCGCCGACTCAAGTCGACGACCGTCCCGGAGCTGAGACTAACGAAGCCAATCGTACATTGTCTTCTTCGTCACTCCCGCTCTCTTCGCAATGTTGGGTATTGACTCTCCCTTCTCTTGCTCTCTCTTGGCCGAGATCTTCAACTTAACGGTGAGCTTCTCGACTTCTTCAATCGCTAGGCGTCGCTCTTGAGCCCAATGTTCGATCGGGATCGAAATTGTTTCAATCGTCAACGGCTAGTCTTTCCCGACGTATCGAGCGTAAGTCTCCGACGCCAAGTATTTGCCGTCGACTTTCTTGGTCCCGCGAACTGTGGCCTCGAACGATCCGGCCGGTCGGAAGTATTGGTTCCTCCCCTTCTTGATTATCTCGGCGAGGTTGACGTTCGCGTCGGTTGCGATTAGCGCCCATCTTTCCGGGTTCAATCGCAGGTTCTCGGCGACGCGCGCGTATTCCGCGTTCCACTTCCCTCGTTGCCCGGCTTTCGGCGGCTCCGGGGTTCTCCATTCAATGATTCGAGCGTTCACTTTATCTCCTTCTTGATTATCTCGGCCGAGCTCCCGTAAACACCTCGAAGGTTGTTCACCATTGACTCGGCGGCTTGTTCCGAGCCCATCGTGGTAACGAGCTCTTTCTCTTCGTCCCCGCGTTTCACGAGGATCTTCCACTCCCGGTCGGAGTGTTGCGCGTTCAGAGTTGTTGTCATTCTTTCTCCCTTCTCTCGTTGCTGTGGAGAGTCTAGTTGGAAACTCGAGCGCGTCAAGTTTAGGTCGAAACGCCGGCGCGTCTTGTTGGTTGACTTGTCGGAGGTTAGCGCTAGACTCCAACTCGAAGGCAACTCACGGAGGGAGAAAAAAATGGGTTACTGGAAAAACCTGGAAATAGGTTTACAGGTTGAAGAACCGGATCGAGTCGTCGTTGAGCAACGTCAACGTCGACGTCGAGCAACCTACAAGAAGACGAGGACGATCGTCGTCGGGTTACAAGACTGGAGACTCTTGATAACGATGACGTTCGTCGGTTGGCTCCTTGTGTTTGGTCTGTCGGTTTGGTTGGTGGTGACGATATGAGGATCTGGTGGTTAGTGTTCGCGGCGGGAGCCGTCTTCACGTTGACTCCGGGGATCGTCAATCCGCTCGCCGTCGTCAACGGGTCGACTTTGATCGGTCTCGGTTTGCTCGCTTGGGCAAGCTACAACATTGCGGTGAAGCCGCGGAGAGAAGGGAAGGACGAACGTGTTCACAATTAGAGAATCGGGAGAGAAGCTCCTCGTCGCTCCGACGGGAGATCCTTGGGCGATCGCCGGCGGAGATCTTTGGTTAGGTCGGGACGAGGCTCGCGAGTTGGCTCGTCGGTTGACGGAAGCGACCGCGTGGACAGTGGAGGAGACGAACGATGAGGACGCCTAGAGCTCGGACGACGGATCCGAAAACGAGTCACGACGCCGCTGAGAGCGTCCGGGAAGTCACCGCGACTCAAGATTACGTCTTGAGAGCGCTCAGACGGCCGCGTACGGACGTGGAACTCGTTGAAGCGTATCGAAACTTCAAAAGAGCGCCAAAAGCCTCGGAGAGCGGTCTCAGGACTCGACGGTCGGAGCTTGTCCGTCAAGGGTTGGTCCGGGATTCGGGTCGCCGAGTTGTTCTCGACTCGGGTCGCGCGGCGATTGTATGGGAGAAGAGCTTATGAGGAAGTCGATTCTCCCGGACGGGACTTCTTGTCTCGCTCGAGAGTTCTCTGTCCGGATCTTCGCTTACGGCGACGGTTGGGAAATGGAACTTTACGACGGGGAGGACGTTCTCTCCTCGGAGCGGATTGGAACTCTCGAAGACGTTGGATACTACGTTCAAAAACGATTCGAGGAGCTTGTCAATGATTGGGAGCAATAGGTTCGTCGCGAATAAGGCTCTCGATCCGTTCGGTTGGAAAGCGGAGCGGAGAGACGGAGTGACGGCGACTCAAGTGGCTCACGCGGCAACGCCGAAGGGTTTCGCTGAAGCTGTCCAAGAGATCCGGGAACCCGTCGAGATTGAGGACAACCCGTATATGAGGTTTGGCCGGGAGAACGAGGGTTGGATCTCGTTGTGGGTGAAGGAGAACTTCGAGATCTTCCCGAACGAGTGGTTGATCTCTTCGGCTGTGAGCGACCACTATCTCGCCACTCCGGACGGGTTGTCTTTGGATCACATCAAGATCTCGGAGGTCAAGACGACCGGCCAAGATTGGGGAGACGGGTCAATCCCGATCCGTTATCGGCGGCAAGTCCAATGGCAACTCTTGGTAACGGGAGCGGAGGCTTGTCTCTTCGCTTGGGTTCTCCGAGAAGAAGTCGACGGCGTGCTCGTCCCCGCTTGGTTCGAGCCGAAAACATTTTGGATCGAACGGGACGACAAAGAAATCGAGAAGTTGTCGGCGGTCGCCGATAGGCTCCTCGAAGAAATGGAAGAGAAAGAGGGAGAGAAATGAGATACAACCTAGACGATTACGAAACGGTCGACGATCGTATTCAACGCTTCTACGCGGATCACCCGGACGGGAGGATTGTGACGTACGAGGTGACGGACGAAGCTGATCGAGCTCGAGGATACTTTGTGGTCCGAGCGCAGATCTTCACCGACCACGAGGATCAGCACGCGAACTGTCCGAAAGCCACGGGGCTCGCTTTCGAGATTGAGGGAACGTCGGGAGCGAATGTTACGTCGTCACTCGAGAACTGTGAGACGTCGGCCATTGGTCGCGCACTCGCTAACGGAGGGTACTCGTCCTCGAAGAAGGGAAGAGCGTCTCGTGAGGAGATGGAGAAGGTCCAACGAGGGCCGGTTCCCCGGTCAGAGCCAACGGTTCCGGAGGGTTTCGACATTCGGATCGGAGCGTGCGAGTCGCTTGACGACTTGGAGAAGTTGTGGAAGAGTGCTGTCACGGGAGGATTCTCCGGTCTTGTGAAGGAGAAGTTCTCGGCTCGGAAGAAGGAGGTCCAAGATGGTCAAGCTAAGGAAGCGTGACGAGCGACTCTTAGAGTTGGCGGCCGAAGCGTCGAAGAGAGCGCCGGAGACTGAAGCTCCGGCGGATCCTCGACACCGATACGATAAGGCCGTCCCGGGACAGACGGGGGACGTTATCTCTTGGTATTGGTCGGAGGGACGGAAGCTCTTCTCGAGGGTTAGGCGTGGCTAACCTAACGCCGGCCCAAGTAATCGACACGTTGACGGCAATCTCGAAGGAGATCGACGAGACAACGGAGGAGATCGCTCGGTTGGACGAGGAGACGGTTCGGGCTCGGGCTCGTTTCAAGAAGGAGCACGCTCGAGCTTTCTTGAACTCCGAGGGCGCGATGGATATTCGACGGTATTCGGCCGAGCTTGAGACGGCGGACTTGTCTCTCGAGTACGAGTTGGCGGAGCAGAAACTCCGGGCCGCTGTCGGACATATCAAAGCGCTCCGGGATCGTCTCGAGGTTGGGAGATCTCTCGGACCGTTGGTCAGGTTAGAATGGGGATCGTGAGCTTCTCTCCCGTCGACTTCCCGCCGTATCACTCGTTTCGGACGAAGGATCTTCTCCCGATCGTCGAGTTGCCGCCGGGACCGGCTCAGCTCGTCGCTGTCGCTCGGTTGCTTCGCTCGACTTTGAGCCGGAAGGATCAAAAACGTTTCGACGAAATGCCGATCTCAAAGACGCTCGACTTGGTTGTGTCGTATTTTGAGTTGTCAATCGAGTACGAGGAAATGTTGATCGAGAGAGAGGTCGCCGTTGAACTCGCTTCAAGGGGCACCGCCACCTAAGACCGCGCGGCTCGTTGTTCGCGGGGATCCTCGGTCGAAGGGCCGTCCTCGTTTCGCTAACGGTCGAGCTTACACTCCGAAGGAGACAACGGACGCCGAGAAGACGATCCGCGACGCTTGGCGGCAGACCGGGGAGTCCCCGTTCGAGTTCGACGTCTTGGTCGACGTGTCGTTCTTTATGGCAACGCGGAGACGGAAAGATCTCGACAACCTGGTGAAGCTGGTCCTCGACGCGCTAAACGGGGAGGCGTTCCGGGACGATTCTCAAGTTGTGGAGATCAACGCTCGGAAGATCTTCTCCGATAAGGAGAACGCTCGGACCGAGGTGACGTTGAGAGAGCTAGTCTTGTGGCCGTCGGAACGTTAGGAGAGATTGTGGGAAAAATGAACGCTGGTCTTATGAGTTCGGCTTCGGACGATTGGGGGACGCCGCAAGCGTTCTTTGACGAGCTCCACGCGGAGTTCGGGTTCACGTTGGACGTGTGCGCAAGCGCGCGAAACGCTAAGTGTCCGCGATTCTTCTCGCGGGAGGACAACGGTCTCGAGCAGACTTGGACGGGTACAGTTTGGTTGAATCCTCCGTACGGTCGAGAGATTGGTCTGTGGTTGAGGAAGGCCGTCGAGAGTTGGCGGGGGGGGGCGACGGTTGTGTGTCTTGTCCCGGCTCGAACTGATACGGCTTGGTGGCACGACTACGCGGCGCTCGGGGAGGTTAGGTTCGTGCGCGGTCGCTTGAGGTTTGTGTCGGCGGAGGGAGAGAAAAGTTCCGCGCCGTTCCCGTCGGCGGTCGTCGTGTTTAGATGAACGCTAAGACTTTCCGGAAGTTTCTTGATCGCGACGGCGGGTGCGTCCATTGTGGCGAGCTGGAAGCGGTCTCCCCGCACCACCGGAAGAATCGGGGAATGGGCGGGTCGAAGATCTTGGATCGTCCGTCGAACGTTATCGTCTTGTGTTCTTGGTTGAACAGTGCGCTCGAATCGGATCCGAAGTGGGCGGCAAAAGCTCGAGAGTTTGGTTGGAAGTTGACGGCCGGGCAAGAACCGGAGGACGTCCCGGTTGTTCTCAGAGACGGCGAGTCGATGGCGTTATTGGACAACGAGTACGGGCGGGTTATAGTTTCGAGACCGGACTCCGATCGTCGGAGGTCCGAGAGATACTTCTAGGAGGAGAGAGTGCCGATTGTCCGGCGAAAGCTAACGCACGACCACAGGTTCACGCAGATCCCGAACGCTTGGATCCGAGATCATCACGTCTCGTTGAAGGCCCGAGGCTTGCTCGCGCTCTTGCTCTCGCACTCGGAGGGTTGGAGTGTCACGGTTGGGTCTCTGGCGCGGGAGAATCGTTGTGGGAAGGACGCTATCCGGGGAGCTGTCGGAGAGCTCGAGGCGCGCGGCTATCTCGTTAGAGAGCAACGGAGGGCCGACGGTGGGGAGTTCTCGGAGACGTATTGGTTCACTTCCGAACCGTTGTCGGGTTCACCGTTGTCGGAAAACCCGACGCCGGTAAATCCGACGCCGGAAAACCCGCCACTTAAGAAGACTATGGTTAAGAATACTAAGTTAGAGAAAACTAAGATAGAGAAGACTTGGTCCGAAAACACTTTAAACGAAGCCTTTGAGACCTTTTGGTCAATCTATCCTCGACGTGTTGGAAAAGCGGCCGCGCGGAAAGCTTTCGACCAATTAGCGCACAAACACTTAGGGGAAATACTCGACGGAGTCGCTCGGTTGTCTGTGGATCCTAATCTTCCGGAGACTCAATTCGTCCCGTATCCTGCCACTTGGCTAAGACGAGAGGGTTGGCTCGACGAGCCTTACCCGGATCGGCGACGCGCCGGAGCGAAAATAACAAACGCTCAAAGAAATCTCCTAGACTTCGAGCGATCAAGGAGGAGTGATGGAGAGAGAAGAGACTCACCGGCTATTGGTCGAGATTAGCTTCTTAGACAATCGGATTGTCGACGAGGGAACGGTTGAGATGTGGCATAGGACTGTCGGGTCGTTCGACTTTGAGACGTTGGAGAGAGCGATCCCGGTTGCTTTCGCCGAATCGGACGCGTACTTGACTCCGGCCCGGTTGTTAGCAATCGCGAAGCGGCTCCGGGAGGAGAAGGCTTTGGAGAGTCAACGATCCGACCGAGCTTTCGTTGGGGATTGGGTTCGGAAGCCGTCCAACCTTGACGAGCTGGTCGCTTTCTACGCCGAAGTGTTCGACGCTTGTCCTTGGAAGACCGACTTCGATCTCGACGGGACTCGGATCCAACTCTCCGGTCAACACTTGGACGAGGAGATCGCGAAGTCGGTTCGGGCTTACGGAAAACCCGCTCCGAAACCGATATGGGAGGAGAAGAAATGAGCGACGTGGAGGTTGCCGAGTTTGTGAGGGGAGAGCGGGGCCGGTTGATCCCGAAGATCAACGCGGAAAAGCCGGCGGAGACGACGGCGAAGCTCGACGAGGAGCTTGTGCGGACGATTGTGTTGAAGACGGCGGAAAGCGTCCAAGAAATCGTCACAGCGGAGTCGATAGTGATTGTGGAGGATTGGCGGGACGAGCTTCTCGCTGATATGAGCGCGGCGGATCGTCCGTCGTTCTCGGATCTTGTCGGTGACTTGATCCGCAGACTGGAAGGAGAGAGCAATGAGTGAGTTTCTTGGTCAAGACGAATGGATTCGGGAGTTCGTTCCAACCCGGAAGGACACGTTCCAAACGTATCTCAAAAGAGCTATGAAGTTCCCGGATTACTTACACTTCGTTATGAAGCAAGTGTCTCAAGAGGAGGTGGAGCTCGTCGCGAGAGCTTTCGACGTAATCAAAACGCCGCACTCTCAAGGAGACCGCTACGTCGTCCAAGTTGTTCGAGATCTTGTCTTCTTGGTCTATTCGGAGGAGTGGTCGTGAGGTTCCCGGTCGAGATCCGGACAATCGAGGAGGCTTCGACAACGGCGTATCTTCTCGGTCTTGTGGGGTTAGCTAACTTGTGCCCGTTGTGCGAGGATCGGATCCCGTTCGATTTTCAAGACGAGATTGACGTTTCTCGGTTCTGTGAGGATTGTCGGATTGTGGCGAACGCTGTCCGATTGTTGTCGGAGCGTCTCGTGGATCTTGGGGAGGGCAAGCGCGCGAGCGCGGTCCTCGACGCGCTAGGGCCGAGACTGTGAACGACATATCTCAAGCGGAGCTCCTCGGAATAAATCTCGACGAGCTAGAACTTGAAAGCCCGGATCACCCTCGTCAAGTTGGAATCGGGATCCGACACCGAGCAAAGGCTAGAGAGTATTGGGAATGGAAGAAGCTTGAACTCTTGGTTGAAGCAGATACACTTGAGAATTATGGCGAAGAGGCGGTGCGATAGGTGCGGATACGAATGGGAATCGAAGAACGTCCGCCGCGCTCCAACGCTGTGCTCTTCTTGTCGGGCCGTCCCGGTTCAAACGGTCCACTCAATCTTCGGAAAGTGCGTCCCTTGGCAGGGACGTTACGCGGAGGATCTCGTCACACCAATCGACGGGAACGGGAACCCGGTTCTCCCGGGAGACCGGAAGTGCCGACACTTTGATTGTGTCAACCCGAAACATATCAACCTAGGAGGAAACAACTAATGGCAAGAATCAACATCAAGAACGCGAAGGTCGATCGGCTGATCCCGGGATACGGGTTCGTCGCTGTGAGCTCGTTCCAGAAACGAAACGGCGAAGAGGGCCGCGAATACTATACGGTTTGGACGAAGGATCCGGTTCAAGAGGGACAAGTCTTCGACGTCTCCGGACTTCTCTCCGTCAAGATCGAGGAGTGGGAGGACAAGACGACCGGAGAAGCCAGATCTCGAGCCGCCGTCCACGTCAACAACCCGACGCTCAAAACTCCCGACGACTCTCCCGCTCCGATCCCCCACCTCACTCTCGAGGAGGCTTTCGGAGCTGTCAAGGAGATCCCCGTCGACCAAGAGGCTCCATTCTAATGAACGCTCTAATCCCGAACGTCTTCGTCGCCGCTATGAGCGTGACCTTCTTTCTCTTGGCTGTCCAAGCGGAACCCGTCACAGCAACTCTTGGCTACGTCTTCGGAGGGATCCTAGCGCTCGCGCTGATCCGCCAAGTTTGGGCCCAAGCTAAGGAGGACTAACGTGTTGGAAAATCTCTCCCCGAACGATCGTCGGAGATTGTGCAAGATCCGGACGATCTCCGCCGATCTTGACGAAAACGATCTCCGGATCCTGGAGAACGCAATCGCGGACGTTGAGACTTGGTCGATCAACGGTCTTATGGTCGCGCTTCGGGAGAGGGGACTCCAAGTGACGCGCGAAACCCTCGACCGACACCGACGCGGACTTTGCTCTTGCTAGACAACCTCGAACCGGCCAAGAAGATCCGGCCGCCGTCCAACTTCCGGCCGGGAGTCGTCTTCGACGGTCAAGAAGGAGAAGCAACAACTCCGGGACTCACAACCGAGCCGGAGAGCTTCGACGAGTTTCTCCGAGACGCTGGGATCGATCCGGACGGAATCGAAGTGATCCCGCCGGTCCGAACGTCAAGGTGGCAACAACAACGAGACGGCGAGCTTATATGGCTCACTTCGTATCGTTTCACTTTCCGGAAGAAGTCCTCGGATCTGGATCTCCCGTTGATCTTGGCGGAAGCTCGGAAGAAGATCAAGACGAAAGCGATCAAGGATCCGAAGCCGCGCTCTCTCGTCGTGCTTTGGTCGGATCTTCAAGTCGGGAAAGTGGATTGGATCGGAGGAGCGGCCGAGTCGATCCAGAGGATCCAAGAGACAAGATCCCGACTCGTTGAGCTGATCAAGAAGGAGAAGCCGGAGCGGATCGTCTTCGCTGATCTCGGGGACACGATCGAAGGGTTCGACAATAAACAATCGGAACACCAAAACCGGACCAACGATCTCTCCCTCCACGAACAAGTTGATCTCGCCACAACGTTCGCTTGGGAAACACTCAAGGAGATCTCTGAACTCGTCCCTAACGTCCAATACGCCTCGGTCGGATCTAACCATTGCCAATGGCGGATACGCGGACAGAGAGTCGGAAAAACGACGGACGATTGGGGAGTCTTTATCGGCCGCCAACTCGCGCGCTTAGCTCAAGAGACCGGAGCTCCGATCCGCTTCGTCGAACCGCAAGCTCACGACGAGTCTCTCGCGATCGACGTCTTCGGAGACGGGTTCCACGTCCTCGGGATCGTTCACGGACACCAAGTCTCAAGACCTGAAGGTCTCCCCGATTGGTGGCGGAAGCAATCGTTCGGATCTCAACCCGTCGCCGCCGCCACAATCCTCGTTCACGGACACTTCCACCATCTCAGACTCCAAGAACTCGGAGCAACTGCCGAAGGAGCGTCCCGCTTTCTAATCGGAGCGCCAACCCTCGACAACGGATCGGCGTGGTTCCGGAATATCTCCGGAGAACAATCGGTCCCCGGACTTGCCACGTTCGTCCTCGAGAGCGGCCAACCGTTCAACGGGACAGTCTGGAAACTATGAGCGTAAAGATCCCGCGTCCTTGTCTCGACTGTGGAACGTTGACAACAAACGGAAACCGCTGTGAAAAAGATTCAATGGCCCGGGGGAGGGAGAAGCAACGCCGGGAGGCGGGATCCCTCGAGCGCCAAGCTAAGAAGAAACTTCTCTACAACAACCCGGACTATCGCCGCCGGTCCAAGCTTGTCAGAAAAACCGCGACGATATGTTCTCTTTGTGGAGGCGGGGCCCGGGAGGGGGATCCCTGGACGGCCGACCACGTCGATCCCGGAAATCCGTCGAGCGAACTCAGACCGGCCCATAGGTCCTGTAACTCAAGAAAAGGAAACAAAAGAAGTGAGTGATGAACGCCTATACCCTATGAGGGTATCCACTAGGGGGCCCGTAGGCACCAATGAGGGACGGGGAAAAACATTAGAAACAAGCGGAAGCGAAC